TTGGTTCCTCGGAAACTTTCCAGAAAAGAAAGTAATTCAGACAGCGCACACCGCTGAGCTTGCTGTGGGATTCGGGAGAAAAGTAAGAAACCTTTTTGATACCGATGAGTTCAAGAAGGTTTTTCCCGGAGTGTCCCTCAGATCTGACTCGAAGGCAGCAGGTCGTTGGGCGACAAACCACGGAGGAGAGTATTTCGCAATCGGCGTCGGCGGCGCGGTGACAGGGAAAGGTGCAGATCTTCTTATCATTGATGATCCGCACTCAGAACAAGAAGCGCAAATGGGGGACGCCTCTGTCTTCGACAAAGTGTACGAGTGGTATACGTCGGGGCCTAGACAGCGCCTTCAGCCCGGAGGTCGGATCATTCAAGTCGCTACGCGGTGGTCGCAAAGAGATTTGACCGGCCAGCTCTTAAAGAATTCGATCGAACGAGAAGGTACTGACGAGTGGAGAGTTATCGAGTTTCCTGCGATACTTCCTTCTGGAAATCCGCTATGGCCTGAGTTCTGGTCGATTGATGAGCTAACAAAAGTTAAGTCTGAGCTTCCCGCTTCCAAGTGGTCGGCTCAGTACCAGCAAGATCCTACAGCTGACGAAGCTGCAATTATAAAAAGAGAGTGGTGGAGAGAGTGGCCGCACAGCGAGCCGCCTGCTTGCGACTTCATCATACAGTCTTGGGATACTGCGTTTCTTAAATCGGAAAGAGCTGACTACTCCGCATGTACGACGTGGGGAGTTTTCTACAGCGAAGACAACCCAGACGGCAGGCCGAGACCAAACCTCATACTACTGAATGCGTTTCAAGATCGACTTGAGTTTCCTGAGCTAAAAAGAAAAGCATTTGACGAATACCAAATTTGGCAGCCAGACGCCTGCATAGTAGAGGCAAAAGCGGCAGGGTCTCCTTTGATATTCGAACTTAGGCAAATGGGTGTCCCGGTCAGTGAATACACCCCTTCGAGGGGCAGAGACAAAATTGCTCGGGTCAATGCTGTAGCGGACTTGTTTGCATCCGGAGCCGTGTGGGCTCCGAATAAAAGATTCGCAGAAGAAGTGATAGAACAATTTGCCGGTTTCCCGGGAGCTTCTTCTCATGATGACTTAGTGGACTCTTCAACTCAAGCTCTTCTTAGATTTAGACAGGGTGGGTTCGTTCCTATTCACAGCGACGAAGAACTTACTTACGAACCCAGAAGAGCGTACTCTCCTTATTAGGAATAATAAATGGCAATAGAGCCTGCATACTTAGATCAGAATATGCTCATGGATTCCGATATGGAGGAAGAAGAACTTTCTATTTCCATCGAGAATCCTGATGCGGTTTCGATAGAGACCGAAGACGGTGGGATGCTGATCGACTTCGACCCTGTAGGCGAAGAATTTGAAGATGTTTCTTTTGATTCAAATCTTGCTGAGTTTATAGACGAAGGCGACCTTAGGGAGATTGCATCTGAATTAGTTTATTTAGCTAAAGCAGATAGGGATTCTAGGAAGGACTGGGAAGAGACTTACATAAAAGGTCTCAAGCAGTTAGGCATGAAGATTGAGGATAGGTCTACTCCTTGGCCGGGAGCGTGCGGCGTTCAGCATCCAGTTTTAGCTGAAGCGGTTGTGAGATTCCAAGCCCAGACAATTACTGAGATATTCCCCAACGACGGCCCGGTTAAGGTCAAGATGGTTGGGAAGATGACCGATGAGAAAGAGAAGCAGGCTTACAGAGTCAAGGAGTATATGAACTACTTGATTACTGAGGAGATGTCTGAGTACAGATCTGAAACCGAGAAGATGCTTTTTAATCTTGCTCTTGCGGGTTCAGCATTTAGAAAAGTCTATTTCGATCCCTCAATGAACAGACCTTGCTCAATGTTTATCCCGGCAGAAGACCTTCTTGTAGCTTACGGTTCTCCCTCTTTAGACATGGCAGAGCGCGTTACGCATGTCATGAAGAAGACTCCCAACGAAATCAGAAAGCTGCAAGTTTCTGGGTTTTACAGAGATATAGAACTCTCCAAGGGTGGTGCAGGGAACACCGATATTCAGGATGAGTACGACGACTTAACTGGCGACTCCCCCACATTTTCTAGCGATGAGAGGCATTCGGTCTATGAAATGCACATAGACTGGGATCTCAAGGGATTTGAAGACATGAAGGACGGGGAGCCTACCGGCGTCGCGCTTCCTTATGTCATTACCGTCGATGCAAGCAATTCTGAGATTCTGTCTATCAGAAGGAACTGGATTGAGTCTGACCCCAACAGAAAAAAGAGAAACCACTTTGTCCATTACGAATACCTCCCCGGCATGGGCTTCTACGGGTTTGGTCTCATCCATCTAATTGGTGGAATAGCAAAGTCGGCTACTTCTCTTCTTAGACAGCTTGTTGATTCTGGAACTTTAGCAAACCTGCCCGGAGGACTTAAAGCTAGAGGGCTTAGAATTAAAGGAGATGACTCTCCGATCATGCCGGGAGAGTTTAGAGATGTTGATGTTCCGGGTGGTTCGATTAGAGACAACATCACGTTCCTTCCGTACAAAGAACCTTCGAATGTTCTCCATCAACTTCTTCAGAATATTGTAGAAGAAGGAAGAAGGTTTGCTTCTATCACTGACATGAAAATTTCTGATATGAACCAGCAAGCTCCCGTCGGGACAACGCTAGCGATTATCGAAAGATCAATGAAGGTGATGAATGCGATACAGGCAAGAATCCATTACTCGATGAAAAGAGAGTTCAAGATACTTGCAAATATCGTAAGGGATTACATGCCCGAGGACTACGAGTGGGAAGTCGATGGGACTGACGTGATGAAGTCCAAAGACTTTGATTCAAGAATAGACGTTATCCCGGTTAGCGATCCTAATTCCTCCACGATGGCGCAAAGAATCATGCAGTACCAAGCAGCTTTGCAATTAGCTTCCACTGCACCTCAGCTTTACAATTTGTCTGAGCTGCACCGCCAGATGCTTGACGTTTTAGGTATTCAAGGCGCAGAAGACATTGTTCCGACTAGCGATGATGTTAAAGCGATTGATCCTGTCTCCGAGAACATGAACATCCTCAAGACAGATCCGGTCAGAGCGTTTGTCTGGCAAGACCACGATGCTCATATACAAGTTCACCTTGACGCTGCAAAAGACCCCAAGATGCTTGAGATTGTTAAGAACTCCCCGAGGTCGGGCCAGATTGAAGCGTCGCTTGCTGCCCATGTGATTGAACACCTTGGATTTAAATACCGAAGAGAGATTGAAAAAGAACTTGGGGTTGAGCTTCCGCCCTACGGAGAACAGTTGCCGAGGGATGTTGAAGTTAGAATTTCTTCGCTCGTTGCTGAAGCTGGTAGCCGCTTGCTGGGTCGTGATGTGGCAGAAATGCAGTTAAGAGAGCAGATGAAGAAGATGGAAGATCCGATCGTTCAGCAACAGAATAGAAAGCTCGACATAGAAGAAACGAGAGTTCAGTCCAAGATGCAGACGGACGCGGCCAGAATCGCTGCTGATCTTAAGAAGGCTGCGCTTAGAGCAGACATCGAAAGAGAAAAGATTGAGTCTTCTGAGTTTATGAAGGGAGTTGAGATAGGGGCTGATGTGACCATTGAGGGTCGCAAGTTAGATGCTGAAAAGGAACAAAGTGAAACAGAAAGTTTCTTAGATGCGGTTCGAATAGGAAATGAGTTAGCAAAGGGCAACAAGGAGGACTGATGCCTGCGTCGGTCAGCGAAGTCTACACAGCTAGGCTTAGGGAATACTTAAACAACAAAGCAGATGACTTAGCAACTGGTTGCGCTAATGATTATTCTGATTACAGATATCGCGTTGGATTTATAGAGGGGATAGCTACAGCTGAAGCTGAGTTCCTTGAGATAATAAAGCGCGCAGCAGAGATAGAAGAATAACGTCCGATTGGACGCGAGGGTTTCTTCCTCCCCCTTAAGTGAGGTTGCAATCGGCAATAGCCGCAAGGAAAACAATGCCCGAAAAGGAATCGTCAGAGGATTTACAGGACTATCACGAGATACTGCAACAGGCCGGAAAACATTTACCAAAGCCAACTGGCTGGAAAATATTGGTTGCTGTGCCCAAAGTAGATCGAGTGACAGAAGGTGGTATCTACAAACCCGATGAGGTAATGCGAATCGAGGAGGTGGGTACAATCATAGGTTTGGTTCTTCAGCTTGGAGATCTTGCGTATAAAGATCCTAAGAAGTTCCCTTCTGGGAATTGGTGTCATCGTGGTGATTATATCATGATGCGCTCTTATTCTGGAACAAGATTTAAGGTTGGAGACCAAGAGTTCAGACTAATCAACGACGATACCGTGGAGGCGGTTGTTGAAGATCCCAGAGGGGTTGTTAAAGCGTTATGAGTTCAAGTCAAATAACTTCTTCGCCTATGAGCGATGCAAAACCGCAAGACGATTCTTTTGAGGAAGAAATAGAGGTCGATGTCGTTGATGACACGCCCGAAGAGGATAGAGGGAGATCTGCTCCCGATCTTAGATCTTCCGATGAACACGATGAAGAGCTTGGTAACTTTAGTCAAAATGTCCAGAAGAGGATAAAGAAACTTAAGTACGATTTTCATGAGGAACGCAGGGCAAAAGAAGCATCGACCCGAATGAGGGACGAGGCGGTTGCTTACGCGCAAAAAATCCAAAGTGAAAATCAAAGGCTCAGAGATCTCGTTGATCGAGGAGAAAAAGTTCTTGTCGATGAAGTAAAGACAAGAACTGAGCGCGACCTTGAGTCTGCAAGAATGCAGCTCAAGCGGGCTCATGAAGATGGTGATCCTGATTCTATTGTGTCGGCGCAAGAGCTTTTATCTAAAGCTGCTTACGAAGCGCAAAAGATTCAAGAGTACACACCGAAACCTCAGCAACCTCAGCAGCCCCAGCAAAGGTCGTTTACTCAACCTGACCAAAAGGCTGCTGATTGGGCAAAGAAAAACCCTTGGTTTAGGACCGATAAAGAAATGACTGC